GCTGGAGGGATTGGGAATACCGCAAATTCTGGTCACGTTCGAGTTTTTGAGTATTCTTCTGACTGGACTCAGGTTGGTTCTGATATTGATAGCGAATCTTCGGCTGATAATTTTGGATACTCCGTTTCGTTGAATTCAGATGGAACAAGACTCGCCGCTGGAGCGATATTTAACAACAATAATCGTGGACATACACGGGTATTTGATTGGTCTGGATCTTCGTGGAATCAAATAGGTTCAGATATAGACGGCGAAGCTTCAAATGATTATTCTGGACATTCCGTCTCATTATCTTCCAATGGAAGAAGATTGGCTATTGGGGCGCCAAACAACGCAGACGGTGGTAGCCTTGCTGGACACGTTCGGGTGTACAGAATGGACGAAGACAGTACAATCCCCGAAGACCAACTACTAGATACGACATCTTCCGATCAAGAATTTAGTACACTTTTACCTGGTAAACGTTCCGATTATAGATTAATTAAAAATATAAAGTTTGCGTGTAACGGTGAAACTATTTTCGATCAGAGTGGTCAATATTTGGCGTATGAACAATCACTTCGTCACCACACCGGCTGCCCAGACCCCGCATTTGAGTTTTACACATATTCATTCTCACTAAGACCCGAACAGCATTATCCATCTGGTCAATTAAATATGAGTCGCATAATACATAAGAAACTTGATATAGAATTAGACGAAACGTCGTCTACACGTGATATAGATGTTTCAGTATATGCATTAAATTATAATGTTCTTCATGTGGCCAGCGGTTTAGTTGGTTTAAAATTTTAACGTATAATATTAGTAATGGCTGGTCGTGTTCAGCTTGCAACAAAAGGATCACAGGATGCCTTTTTTACGGATAATCCAGACTATTCCCATTTTTTAAGAAGTTTCAGGAAACATTCTAATTTTGCTACGTTTGATGTAAAGCACGAACTTCACGGTAAACAAGACTATGAAAGTACACTAAAGTGTACTATTCCCATAAATTGCGGCGATCTCATCAAGGCTGTGCGTTTACATATTGAGTTATCAAATCTTTTACATGACGGTTCGTATCAAAGATATAACGAATCTATAGGACATGCTATCATAGAATATGTTGATTTAATCATAGGCGGTCAGTTAATTCAGAGAGTGCCACGAGATTGGTTACAGATTTACTCGGAGCAGTATTTGACTCAAACAAAGCAAAATAATTTATCAAAACTCATAGGTAAATCACCCGAAGAGAGTTCTGGTAAAGCTGTTAGTGACGCATCTATCGACGGATATTTGAATAAGGCCACCACATCTCAAAAATTTATCGTTGATATTCCGTTTTATTTTCATAATAATATCGAATTAGCGTTACCCCTGTGTGCTTTAAAACACCAGGAATGTGAAATAGAGATTAAATTGAGTGAGAAGAAGGACTGCTTATACAAATGGTCTTCCATGACAAATACAACGACAAGATCTAGTGATAACACGACGTTTAACGTTACGGTATCAAATGGCGTGTTTGATATAGACAACAATCCTCAAGCCACACTCACACTTCAACGGGGTCGTACGTATATATTTAATTATTCTTCGGCCGGACATCCTTTTAAACTATCCAAAATAGCAGATGGTCGAGCACAGGGATTTGTTGATAGTGGTTCCATATTAGGTGTGAGTGATGGTGTTACGGATCTCAATTCCATAATAACATACGTTGTTCCGAACGATGCACCCGATACAATCTACTACTATTGTAATAATTCTAATCATGTGGGTATGGGTGGTACGATAAACATACTCGAACCATATTTTGATCCATCTAAAGCTACCATAAACGATATTTCTTTGTACACCGAAACCGTACAATTAAATGAACCCGAAAAAGTTAAACTCGAAGCCACCAAAACAGATTACATAATCACACAACTCCAGAGTGATTCGTTTCGAATACCCGTGTCAACACAAGACGGATACGATTCAATGAAATTTAGGATGGAGTTCATAAATCCGGTGAAAGAGTTATATTTTGTGATCGCCAGAAAAGGTGATGACATAACACTTTTTAATTATGATCATTCTTCGCAGATCTACCCTTCGAGTGGTTCAAACACAAAATACATTAATTATGAAAATTTAGTCACATTAGAAATGGAACTCGATCGAGAAATCATATTAGATGAACGTTCGGGTGATGTGATTAACTTACGCGCGGTTCAGAGTGGAATACACCACTCCAGGACACAGTTATTTAGGAGATTTTACTCGTATAGTTTTGCTCTCGAGCCAGAAAAATGGTATCCAACGGGTCAGAAAAATTTCAGTTTGATCAAAGATCAGCACATAACCTTGAAACTGAATAACGATACGACGTACGAAAGAGAGCTTAGAGTTTATGCGCTCAGTAATAACATATTGCAGTTTAAAGATGGAAGCGCACGACTTCTCTTCAACAGTGGCAAAATCAGCAATTGATATTGTAACACCCGTGTTTGAGAATGCGGTTGTGTTATCGGGGCAATACGCAAAAGCGTGTGGTCGAGATGTTATACTTTCCAAGGATATGGAATATTGTATGAAATATTGTGCTATGAACACAGTCGGTAAACAGATTGGATCATATTTTCCAGAAATTTACGAGGAGGAAGAATCCGAAGGTGAAGAAGAAATTGAAACGGTAAATGAGGAAGATGAACCACCATTTGAGCCGTACTCAGGGGATATCGAGTTATTTAAGTCTATAAATCACGCATATGACGCATGGGAAAGTTGGAAACCAACCAATCCGTCAGAAAAAATGATAAAAAATGCTATTGATAGTAATGAACACCTCTCCTCCGCGGGGATGGAAGAATTCTAGTAAAAAGATAAAATCTTTTAAAATTAGTGATGAAAGTTCTGATTCCGATACGGATTCTGAGTCTAGCACTGATACAGAAGAAGATAAAAATATCAGGGGATATGAAAAAACGCAATATAAAAAGTTAGCGTTTGTAGAAGATCTTCTTCCAGAATAAAATCTCGATATATTATAAAATGTCTTCCCCAGTACCCGCTGATATGCTTTTAGCTATTTCTCGCGAGCTCGAGACCCAGTCTCTCAACGCTGTCGTCGCCGGCTTCTCCTTCGCTGCCGCCCTTTCTTGGATGGATGTCGTTCGCTGGTCTATTCACCAGGTCGTCCGCGTCCAGAAGAACGGTGGTATGAACTACGCGCTCACCGCGCTCTTCACCACCCTCCTCTCCGTTGTCGTCTACATGGCCATCTCCAGGATTTCCTCTCGCGTCAGGAAGCCCGCTGCCCCCACATACGCCGTCACTCGCTAAGCTTTTTAGGTTTAGCGACGAGTATGAAGAAAATACCCGCAGCGATTATAGCAAAAATATATATCATACCATTCCATCTATTCGGATCCTCAATACTGGGTATACGAATTGGTGGCGGTAATTCGAACTTCTTATCAACCTTAGGTACATTCTGTAGTTTATCCGTACTACATTCTATGTTTAATTTCAATATATGATTCGCATTTCTAAAATCGTATGGAATTAAACGATTATTACTACTATAAAAGAACTGTATACGTAATTTTGATATGTTTTGTGCCCCCGTGTCAAAATTATGCTCTACCGCATCGTCAGCACCTGAATAGTTAATCACGTCCCCACACATGAGAATACGCCCCGTATAAAAGGGTGTATCGGAATATACAGTTTTAGTCAATTCGTCAGCGCCGTTACTGATTTTTATGATGAGGGCATCTGGACCCTGTAAATTGATACTTCCTGTTATTAAAACTCCCTGTGCCTCTGGAGGAGACCTCGTGTTTGATCTTATGTTACTCGCAGGTAAACCAAGTATATCGTGTGGAGTTGTATACCCTTCCGTAGCCACTGAAGAATGATATCCATTTGTACCATCATAAAACTTGAACGAAAATTCACTCCCAGTGGGTGCAGCCGATGATAGAGATGTTATGATGAGTTCGTTCTTATCCTTATCATATGAAAATTCTATAGGAGAACTTACATAGGCACCACCTAATGCAGCATTGACTTTAGTTTGCAGTTCTGTCGCCAGAGACTTACCGCTGTAATTTC